AGGTATATCTAAACCAACTGAACAGGCTATTATGTATGCTGAAGGTATTTTAAGGCAGAAGCAAGCCGAATTATGGGACATACTGGCTGTGGAAAAGACAATGATACAATTACATATGTGGGAGAGACAAGCAGTTGAGTTAGTATATTTCGAAAGACCGCATAAAGAGCTTGAGAAAAATGATATTTCCATGAGAACACAAAAAGCAAGCATCCAAATACCGGCAAGTGAGCGTAGTGTATATTATTACCTTAAAAAGGCAAGGAATATATTTGCATTTGAGAGAGGATTAAGAAAATAAATTTTAATAAAAGTTTGCAGTAGTAGCACCTTGTCAATATGTTATTATGGTTTCATCAGAAGTGTTTGGATAGGGTAGCTCCTGAAAAGTACAAGCCTTAGTACTTCCAAATACTTATTTTTTTAAAGGTGATTTTTATACGAAAGGCGGGTATGAAATGAGTTACAGAGAAGCGACAGAAGATGGAATTAAAATCGTAAAACAAAATAACGGCAACAATGTGTATTATCCAAAATGTCATTTATGTGGAAACGAAGTATTTTCGTTTAGTTATTTGAGAAACAAAAAATATACTTGCAAAGAGTGCAAATTAGAAAAGCATCTTTCGGACAAAGCAGACAGAATTGACAATAATTACGAATTAAAAGAAAAGAAGTTTGTGACAGCTATTAAACGGTTAGAACGAATGGACATAATTATTAACGGAAAATACAAGGATGCTATTGATAAAGTTCATGAAAAACTACATAAAAATGGTTGGTTTGATAGTACAGAAGAAATAATAACAGCTATTGAACTAGAAAAAAATAATATCAATTATAGACACCAAGTAAAGTTCGGGACAAGGTATAAGGTTGATTTCATATTAGATGACGAAAAGGTGTTATTAGAAGTTGACGGTAAATTATATCACACTAAAGATAAACTTATTAGAGAAAATTTAAGAGATAACTTGATATTACTAAATCTCGGAACGGATTGGGAAGTAGTAAGAATTACTGATGATTTAATAAATCAAAATATCAAGAAGTTAATCCCGGCAGTGAGAAAATTAAAAGAAAAACGCAAATTATTAAGAGAAGAATATGGCGGCTGCTTACCTGATTGGTATTCAGATAGAACAAGTTAATACTTAACATTGTAAATCCTCCAATGAATTAAGTGAATGGATAGACCTATAAAGACGCTGCTTCCCCCAGCGGTGTCTTTTACATTGAATACAAATCTGAAATAAGGTTATAATACATCTAGGTTAGTAATTTAATTTCTTTCTTCTCCTATGTATGAGATACCTTTGAATCGGGTGTCTTTTACTGTAGAATGCTGTAGACAGGAAATGTTTTCAGAGGTATAATATTGGTAAAAAATTATAGGGGGTTGTAAAATGGATTATAGTAACATCTGTGGCGAGTTTATTAACGAATTACAAGGAATATTAAATCTTTCATTACCCGATGTAGACAGAAGCATAATTGACGATATAAAAGCCGACGCCGATGAGGCTTTACACGATATACTTGTAAAATATAAATTGATTGAAGATTAAAGAACTCCTAACAGGGTTCTTTTTTTAATACAACAGCAAAGTGAATGCACTATATGAATTACGACCTTTTCAGGAAGCATGCAGTATAGGAATTTCACTTTTTTATTTGTGACGATGCAGATATGAATTAGACTGCATAGGGGTTGGGGTGGGATATGAAATACAAATGCTATACCAGATGGAATAAAGACTATCTAATATGTTTATGTAAAGTAGGTAATCCTGCTTGTGATAGATATAAGACATGTGAGATAGAAGAGTTTGAGCATGATAAGTACAAAGATATTAGAGAATGTATGAGGCATGACAAATATAAAAGAGTTAACAGGAAAATGAAACAGCTATGAAACAAAACGAGTGTATGCTCTTATCGCAGGTGGTTATATGAATTATAAAAATAGTAAGTGGTTAAAGAAAAGAAATGTAATATTGAAACGTGACGAATATCTATGCAGAGAATGTAAGAGATATGGAAGGACCACAGAAGCAACAACGGTACATCATGTTAAATCAGCAAGTAATTATCCAGAATTAATATATGACAGTAAGAACTTAATTAGTTTATGTAATAAATGTCATAACGAAATGCATGATAGAAATACTGATGAGCTGACAGCAAAAGGAATTGAATGGGTGAATAGAATATATCCCCCCACCATTTAATTGATTAAATTATAAACGCTAGGACCGAAGGGGGAAGGCATTTCCAATAGAGCGACTTTTTAAAAATATTTTTTGGGAGGTGATTTTACTGTGGCAGGAAAAGCTATAACTTATGACGGAATAAGAAAAAAGACAATCAAAGACATGGAAAAAATAGGCGTATATAAGCCTGAGTATGACCCTATTATCGATATATATTCAGAACTCCGAGAACAGTATTTTATCCTCACTGAAAAATTTAAAGATTCAGGATACAATTTTGAAGTTGAGACCATGCAGGGAGGGACAAAGAAAGCTCCTATTGTAGCTACACTTGAAAGTCTCAGGAAGGATATAATAACCTATTCAGACAGATTATGCTTAAGCCCCAAGGCTGTTGATACTGTTAAAATACAGGTCCCTAAAAAATCAGCATTAGTTGAGGCGTTGTCTAAGCTGTGAGTGAATTTCCAAATCATGACTTAGTCTTTCAATATGCGAAAGACATAATAAGCGGGAAACTTCCCGCAAATGAAGAGCAGAAACAAGGTTGTGAGAGATTCTTCCGGGACCTGGAGAATCCGGCATATTATTTTGACCCTAAACCGGCAGAAACAGTAATTGGTATAATCGAAAGAACCTTTGTACATGCACAAGGAGAGAACTTGCAAGGCGAACCTATGAGAGGTAAGCCTTTTTTATTACTTCCATGGCATAAGTTTGCGGTTTACAACATCATGGGATTTTATCATGCTGGCACCACTATTCGAAAGTACAAAGAAGCTTTCATTTATGTACCCAGAAAAAATGTTAAGACTACATTTGCCGCCGCTCTTTCGTGGGCTCTGTCAATTTATTATCGTAAGTCCGGCGCAAAATGTTACATAACAGCAAACGCATTAAAGCAATCTCTTGAAAGTTTCGACTTCATAAACTTCAACGTGAAGTATATGGGAGAAGAGGACAGTTTCAGAATAATAGACAATAATCAGGAACACAGCATACAAGGCGAACTGGACGGCGGTTCAATATTCATTCAGGCATTAGCAGCAAACTCAGACAGTCAGGACAGTTTTAACTGCAATCTTGCAATAGCAGATGAAATTCATGCATACACAAAACCGAAGCAGTACAACATCATAAAAGAAGCTATGAAGGCTTACACAAATAAACTGATGATAGGTATAACTACTGCAGGTGACAACATGAATTCATTTTGTTACAGAAGGCTGCAATACTGTATGAAGATATTGGCTGGCACAGTGATAGATGAGCAGTATTATGTTTTTATCGCTAAGGCTCCAGAAGGCAAGAACGGCAAAGTTGATTATACAAATCCTTTAGTACATCAAATGGCCAATCCTGGATATGGCGTAACAATACGACCCGATGACATTATGAATGACGCAATGCAGGCAGAGAAAGATCCGCAGCAGAGGAAAGATTTTCTTGCAAAGAGCTTGAATGTTTACACATCTGCAATGAAAGCATATTTCAATATAGAGGAATTCAAAACAAGCGATAGAAAGTACAATTGGACTTTCGAGGAGCTTGCCAGGCTAAAAATAGATTGGTATGGCGGAGCTGACTTGTCAAAGATGCATGACCTCACAGCCAGCGGGCTGTATGGAAATTACAAAGGTGTGGATATAGCAATTACACATGCCTGGTTCCCTATAGTTGCAGCACAGCAGAAAGCAGAGGAAGATTCAATACCGTTGTTTGGCTGGCAGGATGACGGTTGGCTTGATATGTGCAACACACCAACAGTAAATTATTCAGATATTATAAATTGGTTCATTAAAATGAAAAAGATGGGATTCAAAATAAAGCAGGTTGGATTTGATAAGAAATTTGGTAAAGAATTCTTCTTAGGCATGAAAAAAGCAGGTTTTAATATTATTGACGAGCCACAATATCACTGGAAGAAATCACAAGGGTTTAGACGAATAGAAAAGCATGTCAAGGATGAACAATTTTATTATTTGCATTCATCGGCTTTTGAATACTGCGTTCAAAATGTGCTTGGAACAGAAAAGACAGATGATATGATACAATATGAAAAAATAATGACAGAGTTAAGAATAGATTTGTTTGATGTTGCTGTGTTCGGTGCAGTAAGGTTAATAGAAAATATGGAAAAATCAGAATCAGCAAATGCGTGGCTAAAAAGTTAAAGGGGTGAAAATGTGAGCAAAAAAAGAAGTGGTAAAAAAATAAAGACAAGAGCAGAGCCCTCAACAGCAGTAGGGTGGTTCCTTACAACAGATGCGCACGATACTCTCTGCGTGCCGGGGTACACAAGATTAGCCGACAATCCGGAAGTGAAAATCGCAGTCAGTAAAATTGCGGACCTTGTATCAAGCATGACAATACATCTCATGGAAAATAGAGAAAACGGCGATGTGAGGGTGAAAAATGAATTGTCGCGAAAAATTGATATAAACCCGTACAAGCTGATGACAAGAAAAACATGGGTATACAACATAATCTATGCAATGCTTCTGCCGGGTGACGGTAACAGCATTGTATATCCAAAGATAGAAAACGGATTGATTCAGGAACTTATACCATTGAAACCTTCTGCCGTTAGCTTTAATGAAACAGAAGATGGATACGAAGTAAGATATGGCAGTAAATTGTACAATCATGACGAAATACTCCATTTCGTAATCAATCCTGACCCTGAAAAGCCTTGGAGGGGAACAGGTTACCGGATTGTACTGAAAGATATAATAAGCAACTTGAAGCAGGCATCAAAAACAAAAAATGCCTTTATGTCAGATAAATGGAAACCTTCCGTCATTATTTCCGTAGATGCTATGACAGAAGAAATGTCAAGTCCCGAAGGAAGGGAAGAGGTGTTAAAAAGATATGTTGATGATACAGGTGGCGGGAAGCCGTGGGTTATACCTGCAGAACTTATAAAAGTAGATCAAGTAAAACCTTTAAGCTTAAATGATTTGGCAATAAATGATGCTGTACAACTGGATAAAAGAACAGTAGCTGGAATATTGGATATCCCAGCTTTTTTATTGGGAGTAGGGACATTCAGTAAGGAAGAGTACAACAACTTTATACGCACAAGAATAAAAGGTATTGCAGATATGTTCCAGCAGGTTCTAACGAAAGGACTGATACTTAATCCCGATTGGTATTTTAAATGCAATGCTAAAAGTTTGATGGCGTATGACACGAAAGACCTTGCAACTATGGGAATGGACCTGTATATCAGAGGAATTTACACCGGCAATGACGTACTGAATCTGATAGGCGATTCGCCAAAAGAAGGATTGGACGAATTGATTATACTTGAAAACTACATACCGAGAGGCATGATAGGAGACCAAAAAAAATTAATACAAGGAGGTGGTGCAGATGAGTAAAGATAAAGCCGGAAACAGATGCAGGACAGTAGATCAAACTCGAAGCTTTCAAACTGATTTCAAAGTCACAAGAACAGAGGAAAACTCAGGAGAGTTGTTTATAGAAGGATATTTTTCTGTATTCGGAATACAAACTGAATTATGGCCCGGGGCCTTTGAAGAAATTGCACCGGGGGCCTTTGACAATACTCTTGGCAATGATATTAGGGCACTCATAAATCACGATACAACATTGGTGCTCGGCAGAAATAAAGCGAATACGCTCGAGCTTAAAGCAGATAGCCACGGCTTATGGGGACGCATAAAAATCAACTCAAATGACACCGATGCGGTAAATCTGCATGAAAGAGTAAAACGCGGCGACGTAGATCAATGCAGCTTTGGATTTAATATTCTGAAAGAAGAAACAGACTGGAAAGACGATGGTACTGTTAAATGGACAATCCAGGAAATTGATTTGCACGAAGTTTCTGTATGCACATTCCCTGCATATGAGGAAACGGGAGTACAGGCAAGGCAAAGAGAAGTTGAACAGTACAAGGAAAAACAACTTGAACAAAGAAAAAAGCAATTGAAAGAGAGGTTGAAAAATGGCACTAAAACAATTAATGCTTAATAAAAAAATTGAACAGAGGAAAACGAGTCTTGCAGAATTACTTACGCAGGAGGAGGGCTTAAAAACAAGAGAAGCAGAACTCGAAACGGCACTGGAAGAGGCAGAAGCAGACGAAGAGGTTTCGCTTGTAGAAGAGAATGTAACCGAGCTTGAGAGAGAAAAGACAGAATTAAGTGAGCAGAAAAGCAAGCTTGAAACTGAAATCGCTGACTTGGAGGCTGAGCTATCGGAGTTGAACAGCAAAGACCCCAAAAAAGAGGAAAGAAAAGAAAATAAAATCATAGAAAACAGAGGAGAGGGAATGAGTATGAACAGACAAAAGTTTTATGGAAACATGACTAGAGAAGCTGTAGAAACTTTAGTTGCAAGAGATGAAGTAAAAGAATTTCTTGCAAGAGCAAGGGACTTAAAAAATCAAAACAGAGCAGTGACAAACGCCGAATTATTGATTCCGGACGTGTTAATTGGATTACTGAGAGATAACTTACACAGATATAGCAAGCTGATTAAGAGAGTAACATTAAGGCTGGTACCTGGTACTGCAAGACAAAATATAATGGGCGCAATTCCTGAAGCAGTATGGACAGAAGCATGTGCCAAGTTAAATGAACTAGTTATCTCTTTCAGCCAGATTGAAGTTGACGGCTATAAAGTAGGCGGTTTTGTAGCGGTATGCAATGCGACACTAGAAGACAGCGACATCAATCTTTTAAACGAGATAATGGACGCTATAAGCCAAAGTATCGGCTATGCAGTCGATAAAGCTATTCTTTATGGTACAGGAACAAAAATGCCTGTTGGAATAGTAACCAGACTAGCACAATCAGCACAACCTTCATACTGGGGAGCAAAATATCCAACATGGACAGATCTACACACCTCTAATATTAAGAAATTTGCGGTTGCAAGCTTAACTGCAGAACAGTTCTATAGCGCATTGATTCTAGCACTCGGAGTCGTTAAAGCTAACTACAGTACAGGTGATAAATTTTGGGCTATGAACAGCAAGACATTTGCATCATTGCAGGCTAAGGCACTTGTAATTAATGCAGCAGGAGCTATTGTTAGCGGACAAACCCAAACAATGCCGATAATAGGCGGAGCAATAGAAATCCTGGAATTCATACCTGATAATGACATCATTGGTGGATATGGCTCGCTTTATCTGTTGGCAGAACGCGCCGGAATTCAGCTTGCACAATCAGAACATGTACAGTTTATTGAAGACAACACAGTGTTCAAAGGCACAGCTAGATATGACGGACAACCTATCTTTGGTGAAGGCTTTGTTATTGCCAATATCAACAACCAGGACCCGGCAACCACTATTGCATTTGCATCCGATAACGCAAATTTTTAGATGCCTACCTATCGGGGCTAACGATAGGTAGTTTGACGTTGACTCCGGTATTTTCGGGAGCAACGACAAACTATGATACTGAAACAGCAAATGCAACAAATACCATAACTGCGACTGCAGCTAAATCGGGCGCGCAGATTACTATAAAAGTAAATGATGAAGCACACACCAATGGAGCAGCTGCCATATGGGAAGCAGGCGAAAATACTGTAGAAATAACAGTTAAATACGGAACGACTCAAAGAATATACACCGTAACGGTTACTAAGACGGCATAAAGGGAGCTGATACAATGGATGTATCAATTATATTAGGTTTAGTAAAAGCAAAGCTGGGATTAAGTGGAAATGTAAGAAATTCTTATATAACAGTCATTATCGAAGGGGTTATTGAAGAATTGGAAGATGAAAAGGGGTTGGCACTTGATGGTACCAGCTCTCATCATCTTATTTTTGTTGTAGACTATGTTACTTGGAGATATCAAAGTAGGGATTCAAATGGTGCTATGCCAAGACATCTACAATATAGATTACATAATCTTATGATCCATAATGGTGGTGATACTGCATGACTTATGACTGTGAAATTATATTGATTAAAACTGTCGATGCGGTTAATGACGGAGGAGATACAATTCAAACGGAAACAGCAACAAACATATTAGCCTCTAAATTAAATTATAGGAGTAAAGAGTTTTATCAGGCTTTCACAAATGGGTTGAAGCCCGAAATTACATTTGCCGTCAATAAATACGAATATGGCAACGAAAGAGTTCTAAAATACGAAGGCGCAAGATACAGAATTGTAGACACCTACCCGGTAACAGCAAAAGATGAAAGTGAATTTGAATCAATGGCTTTATTATGTGAGGCGGTGGTATAAATGTCTAAAATAAAGAAATTTGAAATATGGGAGTCTAAATTTGAAGTTGAAATAAATAAACCCATCGGTTATTTATTATTAATTAAGATGTTTTTTGTTGGCATAAAATTATTCAAGTTTAATGCTTTAGGTTTTAAGTATTATCGCTTAAGTATTCCAAGGTTTAAGGTGATATAAATGCCGATGCCGAAATCTGTCACAAAGTACAGTAATAAAAACGGCGTGACATTTACATCCGGTGTTGAAAGGGCAAACTATACCATTCAAGAACTTTCAAGAGCAGCACTAAAAGATGTCGCCAAAGTCCTCCGTAAAAAGATGATTGAGAAGCTGAAAGAACTGCCCGGCATGAAGAAAAACAGAAGGCTTTATAGCTCGACACAATACTGGGTAAGGAAAAAGGAAACAGATCTGCAAATGGGATTTAAGCATAATACTTGGTATGGAGTTTTGCAAGAGTTAGGTGGGAACAGTCAGCCAAAGAGGAGCATACTCCGGGATACTGTATTTGAAAGCATTGACAACATTCAAAAGATTGAAGCTCAATATTTGTCTGCTATCGAGGACGAAATGAAAGCTGAAGCTCTAATAAATGAGGATGAGGAGGTAGGCGATGGCGAAGACCTGGATACTTAGAGTAGAATTACAGGAAATACTTAAAACTTTAACTGCAAACGTGTACTACGAAGGCAATCAAGAGCCTGCTGCCTATCCTCGTATTGTATATGACCTCAGCGAAGTATCGTATGATTCGGGAAAAACATTATATCAGCTTGAAATCAATGTGATTGATTACGGCACAAACACAAACCCGGCTGAGGATTTAACAGATAATATTCAGGAGACATTAAATAAATATTATTTTATCAACGATGAAATACAGTTTGTGGTTTATAGAGGTTCAAGACAGAAAGTAACAGAAGACGACAAGCTTATAACCAGACGCAGACTATTATTTGAAATACATTTACACGAATTGAAAGGAGAGTAACCATGTCTATACCAAAAGTATTTAGTGGGTTTACAAGCACAACGGCAGAGAAATTACTGTTAGATGCCGGTGCATTTTTTAAGAACTTTACTGTCGGAACAGACACATTTGACAGTGCTGTAACGGCGGGGAAGTTATTAGGCGCAACACAGGGCGGCGGCTCTTTTTCAGCAGTTCCTACTATTAGAAAAATAGAGATAGACGGTGTAAAAGCTGCAGCACAACGTCTTGAAGTAATTGACGAATGGGTTGTAACCATTATGGCAAATATCAAGGAGGTAAGCCAGGAGGTAATAAAGTCAGCACTTGGAACGGGAGTTATTGCAAATGGTCCAACAGGATATAAAAAAATAACGGCCAATAACTATATTCAACTCACGGATTACATCGACAATATAACTTGGGTTGGAAAGCTATCTGGAACAGACACACCAGTTATTATACAGGTATTAAATGCTATATCCCTTGGCGGCTTATCACTTACCATGGCAGATAAAGCCGAGGGGTTAATACCTATTACATTCACAGGACACTACGATGCTGACGAGTTGGGCACGCCGCCATTCGAGATATATTATCCAGATGCCACGGTAACGGGAGGGGAATAATGAGAAAAATACAAACACAGGATGTATTTGCGGCATTGAGGGCAATTTCAAAGGCTAACCTGAAAGAAGAAATTAAACCCATAATAAAAAAAGCAAGTGCCGGAGAAGTAAATGTTGAGGACATAGGGATTGAAGGCGTGCTTGGTATGATTGAAATATTTTCGCAAAAGAAATCTGAACAGGCAATATATGACGTATTATCAGGACCGTTTGAAATGACCGCCAAGAAAGTTGAACAGATGGATATTGTGACACTTACGGAAAATCTTGAAACGCTTGGCAGGGAGAATGACCTTAAGCGTTTTTTTACTTTATTGGCAGGTTTAATTACGAAGAAACAATAGACCTGCTTTTAAAGAGATATCACTCTTTGGATCATATATTTAGGGCAGATATTGAAGAAGCTCTTTCCTTGATTGATTATGCTTATCAAAAGCAAGAGGAAGAGCTTATATTTTTACGGTGGATTCCCTATCAACATATAAGCTTCGAAGAATTCAGGGCGCAAATCAAGCCAAAGAAAATTAAAAGTGATGAGGAAATCCTTAAAGATGTAAAAGACATTATAACCCTGTTTAATGAAAAGGGGGTAAAGCATGGAAATATTTAGGCTTTTTGGAACAATACTTGTTGATTCGAGCAAAGCCGAAGAAAGCATATCCAAGACAGAAGGTAAAGCTGATAGTCTTGGTACAAAACTTGGAAACGGCATTAAAACAGCAGGAAAATGGGCCGCAGGTATAGGAGCTGGAGCTGTTGCTGCAGGTGGGGCACTTATGGCGCTCGCAAACAAAACAGCTGAATCGGCAGATGAAATAGATAAGCTCTCGGAACGTACCGGAATAGGCAGAGAAGAACTTCAACGTTGGAAGTATGCAGCAGGTCAAAGCGGAGCAGATGTTGGGAAGTTAGAAGTTGGTATCAAAAAATTGTCTGATGTCATGGATGGAGCTTCTAACGGATCAAAGGCAAATATAGATGCATTTGGAAAACTGGGAATAAGCATTGATGATTTAAAAAACAAATCTCAAGAAGATATATTCAGCTCAGTTATGAGCTCCCTTGCCGAAATGCCGGCGGGGGCTGAAAGAAATGCACTGGGAAATGATTTGCTTGGGAAATCTTATACCGAGATGCTTCCGCTGCTTAATGCTGGTGCTGACGGAATGAATGAACTCAAAAACAGAGCTGATGAACTCGGTCTTGTAATGTCTGAGGATAACGTTAAAGCAAATGTTAAGTTTGGAGATAGTTTATCTGACGTTAAACAGGCATTTGGAGCTGTATTCATGCACTTATCAAATGAATTTCTGCCTATTCTGAATAATTTCCTTGATTGGGTTCTTGAGCATATGCCTGAGATACAGGAAGTTATAGGCACTGTATTTACTGTAGTTACAAAAGTAGCAACAGCTGCATTTGATATATTCAGCAATTATTTATTACCAGTGTTTTCAACACTTTTTGCATGGATTCAGGATAATATGCCTACAATTAAAAAAGTATTTGAGACGGTGTTCGGTGTAATATTTGAATTGGCAAGCGCTGTATGGACCTTATTCAAAGACGGCTTGCTACCTATTTTGTCGGCATTGTGGGATTTTATATCTCCAACATTCCCACTGATTCAAGGAGTAGTCGAAGTAACCTTCGGAGCAATAGTTAAAACTGTCCAGACGGTTGTTAGTGTTTTTAAAGCCGTATCTGAAGCTATTGCAGAAGCGATTGACTGGCTGACATTCTGGGATAATACAGATGCAGACAATAAAGATGTTAGTACATCCTCAAAAAAGAAAAATGGTAGTCACGCTGGCGGATTGGCATATGTTCCATTTGATGGTTATGTTGCTGAACTGCATAGAGGGGAAAGAGTTCTGACAAGGAACGAGAATGAAAATTATTCTTCTAATGATAATAGCGGAGTATTGATAACAGGCAATACCTTTATTGTACGAAATGAAGACGATACTAAGAGAGTTGCCAGAGAACTATATAATTTGCTACAAAAAGATAAAAGAGGAAAGGGGCTAATATAATATGAGAGGTTTCGTATTTAATAATGTAACTGTTTCAAACGAGGATGACATTTTTTATATAAACTCTACTGTTCCAGAAACGCCCTCAATATCCTATTTTGAATTTGATGCTCCCAAAAGAAATGGTTCTATATATTATTTCAATAAATATAAAGATAAAGAAATAGTCATAATTGTTGGAATTAAAGCTCCGACTTTGAATGAACTGAGTTCTAAAAAAAGAGTCTTACTGCAAAGTATAATCGGTGTTAAAGGAAAGTTGATTCTTTTACATGAGCCCGAATTGTATTATAAAGCTGAGATATTAAATGAAATAAGCTCTGTAAGGTATGGCAATTATATGGAATTGACCATACCTTTCATCTGCTCCTATTGCAAATATGGCATAGAAGACAAAAATATTTTGTTGCAATCCGGCGCAAATAACCTAAACAACGCTGGCAACCTTGAAGCCCAGACAGTATTCACTATCACGGCAAGCAGCTCCGGAGATGTAATTATAACTGGTGATAGCAATAGTTTTAAAATCTCTGGAATGACAAACGGTGAAACTGTTTATATTGATAGTGACAATATGGTTGCATATAAAATGACCGGAGTTGCAAAGGCATCCGTCATGCATCGATTTACGGGCAAGTTTATAACTTTGACGCCTGGCAGCAACAACATAACAGTATCAGGTACCGCAGTTGCAAATGTCACGGTGAGCTACAATGATACTTACATAGTTTAGAGGTGATGATATGGCAAGAAAAGATTTGCTAGTAAATGGCGCAGGAAATGAAAATAATGGGAAAGTCGGATTTGAATATGCTAATGATAATTTTATAGAGCTGTACAACACGGATGCCACACTTAGTGGACAAATTGAGAATTTGAATACAATAAAGGAAAATAAGCAATGGATGCCAAATGACTGGAAAGCAGAAAATGATAAATCGTCTGCATACCCAACAGGAGTAACTTATTTTGTGATAAACAGCCCTTGGTACAATGGCAGAATTGGAAATAATGCTGTAATTAAAACAACCAAATATAATGACTTTGTTACTAAACAAGAAGCCTTTAGAAGCTCAGAGATATCAGAAGGAGCAATTTTTATTAGACAAGTTCATATAACGGATAATTTACCTTGGGGAGCATGGGAGAAAATCGTAACAGACAAACGACCTGATTTTGCTCTTTTAACACTACAAAGTGGTTGGGCTGGAGGAATATACTATGGAAAAAATCAATCCAATCAATTGATTTTAGCTAGCAATAGTCTTTTGAATGGTACAACTGCTTGGGGAACTATTATAGCCACTTTACCAGAAGGCTATAGACCGTTATATAATACCCCTATTGATTTTTACAGTACTGACGGACGGGTAATTAGCGGCTTTGTACTTTTATCTGATGGGAAGATTAACATACATGACCCTGCTGTAGCAAATTTACCTACAACTTCCGGTCAGATGATATTAACGGTTAACGCCATAATAAATTTGTACTAAGAGAGGTGAAAATATGGATAATATTTATAAATTGCTCGATATTGTGGTATTAATTGATGAAGAGGGGTTCTTTATAGAGGATATCGAAAGAAAGAATCTAAAGCCTGATAGCAAATATGTAGAAACTCGTTGTCCAAACAGCCTGTACCGCCCAAAATGGACAGGCACAGAATGGATTGAAACAATGACCGAAGCAGAGTATATTGCTACTCTGCCGGAGGTGGAGAACGAACCAACTATTGAAGAACGTAACCGAGCAGACATAGAATATCTATCTGTAATGACGGGGGTGAGCTTAGATGTTTGAAAAAGTTAAATATTATTATGAAACTGGACTATGGAGTTTACAGAGAGTCTGGAATGTTACAAATAAGCCACTTGGGATAACAGAAGCGGAATATTTTGAAATTACAGGCTATGTATATCCTGATAAAGGGGTGAGTGAATAATGGCATTCAATACAAAAGGAATAGTAAAAGATTTTAACGGAAAACCTGCACCGCAATATTTTAATACCGCAGCAGATGTATACGAAGTGTTACAAGGTGCAAATGGTGCAAACAGGGTGACTCTGTACACGGCGGCAGGTGCAGCGATAGATTTGCAAAGTTTAGTCACAAGCATAATAACAGCAATCAACGCTACAGGCACAACACAAGACAGACGGGATTTGAGAGGATTGGCAACAAACAGACCAGCGGCTAATTCTGTGACTGTCGGTACTACATATTGGAATATAGACACCGGAGTAATAGAAGTGTCAAATGGTACAAGTTGGGTGGTGGTGTAATGGAACTGAATGAAATATTATTGAATGCACTAGTTGCAAGGGTTAAAGCTGGGGATATGACTGTTGAGCAGGTGCCTATTCCTTATCAGGAAGAAGTTCAAAGGAGACTGGAAAATTAACAGTCTCTTTTTTATATGAAAGTAGGTGATGAAAATACTTACAATAGAAAATGGTTCAAGTGTGACGCTGGCATATTTGAACGACCTGGAATTCGGCACCGTTCACGAGGTTATAAATGGCGAATACACAGTCTCTTTCGTTGCGCTGATAGACCCGCTCAAGACTGATTATCTCTATGATAGGGATAACGTGATTGTCTACGAGAATGATTACTTTCGTGTCATCGGTATTGAAGAGCTGCATAACGAGGATAATGTGCTTACTGTCTCAGTTACAGTTGAACATATAAGTTATGATTTGATAGAAGAGGAAAGAGAAGCTTTTGTGCATGAGGACCGTGCAGCCATATACGTCATGAACGATGCGCTTCTTAATACCGATTTTACCTTTACAGGAACTGACGTAACCACGACGGCCAGTATTGACCTGCAGGGAACCGAATCAGAGCCACTCAATGTTAGAAATA